TCCTTGACATTAATCATCTGAAACAAAGAACTGAGTGTATTGTACCATGCCTTGTGGAAGAGGTCAACCTTCCAGTATGGTGCATAGAGAGGGTATTTATAGTTCATTTTAACATATCAAAGTTGACACTCATCCGATGAGTTGTTTCTACTGGACAAGATGGACTATGGTAAATTCTACCATCAAAAATTAAAATGTCACCTTTAGTTGGAGATTCTCTTCTCCATTCTTGCATAGATCCAAGTTCTTCATTGCTATCATATTCAGAACGATCATAGAATACGGTATCGCCATCTGCATCATTTACATAATACAAGATACCAAAATGAGGTACTTGACGAACATCAATATGAGGACACGGATTTATAATCTTATCACGTTTAAGAAACAAATTAACTTGAGCACGAAGGACTTCTCCAGTTAAGTGATGTCTATTAATTAAATCTTCAATTCCAATACTATCAATCAGAGGAAGAAGAAAATCAGAGCAAGAACGATTGTCTCTAACTAAACGATGTGCAAGTAAAGAAATATCATCAAATTTTAAAAACTCATCAGGATTCGTTCCAGCAGTAATAGTGGATTTAGTAAATTCCCACTTGAAATCTGATTTAGACAAATGATGTTCAATTAGATCTTGTTGTTCTTTTCTAACATGACCACTCCACCGATGAAATACAACGTCACCTAATGTTGGATGATTTAGTTTTGTAAGACCAGTGCTCATTTTAATAAAAAGATGAAACTCCCAAGGCTGGATTTGAACCAGCGACCGAGTGATTAACAGTCACCTGCTCTGCCACTGAGCTACTTGGGAATG